TTCTTCTCTATTAGTTATAAACAAAATTTCAAGCGGCCTGCCTTTGTGCAGAAGTCTTTTTGTCGGGTCAAGTTCACGGTGGCGCATCGTTACCCGGCCTTCTACCTCGGAGTTTGATTTGCGAATATCCCAAAACTCGCGCCCGCGTGCAGGCGTGACCTGCGCCCAAACAGTAGCGACAGTTGCCCAGGTTTCATAAGAACCACCTGAAGTCGGATCGTCTATTGTAGTGGGTTCCTGTATCTGAACCCGATGCCTTAGTTTACCCGCAATCATCGTCATTTGTTAAAATCCTCCGTCCAAAAAACCCTATCCTGCCAAAGCAAAGACATAACACCCATCGGCAGTTCGCGCCCGATATGCCCTGCCGGTAAAACACCTTCCCTATTTTCGTAAAAACTGCCAACAATCAATTTGATAGCAGCCTTATACGATTCGGGAACCGTGTCATATCCTGCCGTGTATTGAACCTTTATTCCGGCAATAGGATGCAGAACAGCCGTAGGCCAGAATGTAACAGGAGTAAGCCGGGCAAGGTTACTGTCGAAATCGACATAGTAATCCGTGCCATCAACCAAATCTGTATAAACCGTTTCGTTTTCTGGTAAATATTGAAATGCAAGTATCTCTGTCACTGGCGGACGGGGCAAATAAAGCATACCAGAAGGCCACCTGTCAAAGGTATATTCTATTGTTTGCACTGGTAATGCCCGCCCTGTTACAGTTTCGCAGTATTCCCTCGCCACCATGATTAATGTTGATATTAATATATCATCATCATCTAAATCAATGCGACAATGTGCTTTAGCTTCTGCTAAACTTACGGGTTCACTACCTACCAAAGTCGATATAATACCCATTTATTCACCCTCTAACCGCTTCAATAATTCTGCCTTAGTGCCGTAGACAGGCAGACCCTTCCTTTTGAGAATTTTCTTTATATCCTCAACAGTCTTTTCTTTTGCTTCCGCCATTACTGCTTTTTCAGACTGGCTTTTTGTCGCCTTTTCTACAAAACCAGCCCTAATAAGTTTTTCCGCTGTTTTGTCTGTTATCTCTTTTTTTTCGCCCGGCATTATAACCTGCCTGTCAACATTTAACATCATCTTGCCGTTTATAATCAACATACTACCCCTCCTAAATCGCCGAATAAAATACTTCTATCCCGTAGGTTACTGTGTTAGTGTTTACACAAGCAAGGTCAAGTTCATCACCCGAACTAAACATGTGCGGTCTGGTGGGTTGATAAATATAATCCGTAATGCCGTTTGTGTTTTGTGATATTAAAACCACATCATAAGCCGCACCCGCTCCGGCATCAACTGTGCCTGTCAGTAATTCATCAGCACCAGCACCGCTTAGATGTAACCGCACTTCTTCTAACTGCCATGCAACACCCGGCGCAATCGTCATAGCAACCGCCGCCGCACCTGTTGCTCTCTGCACTCTATATTTCATACCTTCACCACCTTAAAATGTAAGGGGCGGCGAACCGCCCCAACGGTTTAAACTGCCGTTACATAAGCCCCGTCATCAATGGGGGTATAAAAAATTGTCCAAGCTACTTCGCCCGTATTAGTTGCAGCACAGTCAAGGTCAAGAGTGCCAACATTTAAAATCACATCCCGCGTTTGTGCGGGCAAAGCACCAGCATTAATACCTATTAAAGCATCGGTATTAAGACCAGTAATACCATACAAACACCCGACTTCATCTGCTGTTATATTCAACACGGCGCATATATCAACCGCCGTCCCTGTAGTGGGATTGCCAGTCAATTTGGTATTGTTGGCCTGTGTTTGAATAACAGTAGTTACTTCGCCAATAATCTGCGTAATAGCTACACGACCGCCAATTATATTAAACAATGCTCCGGCAGTCGAAGCCGGAAGCCCTGCGGCAGCACGTTCAACCTTTTCGCCTTTAAGCAGTTTGCGAATTGCCTTTCCTGCTAAAAAGTCACTCACGGTATCATCTCCTTTATCAAAGTGGGGCGACCGTAGCCGCCCCCGTCAATTTATACTCTTACTTCAGGAACAGTTGCACTCGGATAACGCGGAACAAGGTAGTAAACTACACTAACTGTATCCGTTGCAGCAGGGGTTGTCATGTTAATTCTTACCCTTGTGCAAGGGTCGTTAGTTCCACCGGTATGTAACCCAAGCGAATCGCCGTTGATATGGAATACTACCATTTTAGATGCCGCAAGGGCATCGGTTATTTGGTTTAACCCGTCGGCCTGGCGAACAAGAACATCGTTAGTGCCAACAGCATTATTTAGCCAGATTCGCGCGTTATTAACAAGGGCAATCCAGCCAGTCCCCGCCGCGTCATTACGTTGGGGGGTAAAAGTTACTGCGGTTGCTGCCGCTGCCGTAACCTGGCATACAATATAAATGTCGTGCGCACTATTAAGATTAACACCAAAACTGGCAATCGCCGCAGCAGCCCCGATTGTCGGGGAAGTGCCGGTGGCAATTTTCATATCTTGAACTAAATGTGTCATCAGTAAAACCTCCTATAATTTGATAGGCGGTTGCCCGCCCTTATTTACCCATTAGGGGCGAGTTGCTAACTGAACAAACGGGCTAAGAGTATTACCAGGGCCGTTTGCAGGGATAAGCGGCAAGTTCCACATCGGCTGCCCGTCTGCCCTGTAAACAAAACGGAAAACACTCTGATCCGTTAGAAACTGAACGTGAATACTTGAAGCCTGCTGGATACCGCCTTTATCTATCATTAGATACTGGCTCAAGTCCAGAAGGGAAATATCACCGATAGTCCCTAAAGTCGAAGCCTGCTCAATCGGAACAACCGGGCGACCCATTAATGAACCATAAGGCGATGCACTCGCTCCACCTGCCGGCATATAAACAGGAACGCCACCAACACCAACAGCTAAACTCATAGTGAATAACTGCGGTTCGATGTCCTGATTAATTGCCCATATTGCGTTACCGCGTGAACGCCCCCACATTCTTGACCACATATTAACAATATTCTCATAAAGAATAGTGTTAGCGGCCTGACCTGCCTCTGCCCCAACGGGAATAGTTGCAGGGTGTCCGGTAATACCTAACGGTTGACCTACACCGTTACCGCGATAAATAGCATTGTCAATCATCCAGGCAAAATCTTCAGCAAATGCCTGCGATATAATACTTTCAAGGGCTGAAGTATCTTGCAGTAATTCGTCAGTTGCATAGCAAAGACCAATCAGCTTCTTGAGTTTCAATTCCATTTGACGGAAAGTCGGGTTGCTCGGTGTTTTAGTTCCTGCCTCATGCAGCCAGTAACTTTGAATACCGCCCCATCTTGAACCCGTCGCCCTGTCATTCTCTGCCACCGCATTAATAGTCAAACCATTAGCATTAGCAGATACGGGGATTTTACGAACCCTTGAAGATAACGCGCCCATTTCATAGGTGCGCTTGAGTAGTTCATTCACATGGTCAGTCTGGACAAGGAATCCGCCATCTGCGGGCAGTCCTTCATTAAGTCCAAGCTGGCGGGATTCAACTAACCGCTGGTCAGTTTCGCCCACTGTCGCGGACTTCATTACCGCGCCCAAGAACTCACCGAACCCGCGCCATTCCTTTTTGTCTGCTTCAGGTTGTGCCGGATCGGCAGGAACAGTCGCTGTCCCCAGGTCGCGGAGTTCATCTTCAAGTTGATGCTTTTCAATTAGACGCTGTTCTTTTTCACGCATACTCTTGATTTTTGCCATAGTATCTGAATATGTCTGCTTTTCAACATCATTCAAATCACGTGCTTCTTTCTCCGCACCACTTTCGATAGTGTCAAGAGAATCAGCGAGATCCGCGATGTCTGCTCTTAATTGCAGCACTTTTTCAATCATCATTTGTTGCCTCCTATCATGGATTTTTGCTTTTCAGTTTCACGCTTACGACGCGCCTGCGCCCTTTTATATTCATCCTCTTTACTCTGCGCCTGCAAAGTTTCAAGGTGTGAATCCATCACTTCTTTTGCACTTCTCACACTCACAGACGTTTGTGTATAAGCCGGGTAAGTAACGGCACTCACATCTGCAAACTTGCCTATCTCAAAAATTTCCCTTAAATATAAACCCTCTTTTTGCTCGGTAAACTTGTCACCGTCTTTAGCTACAGCAAAGGCAAAGGAACACTGGTCAATGTCGCCCCGGTCTATAAGTTGCCGGACATCACGCGCCGTTGTAGTATCTGCCAATTCTGCTTCAAATTTTAATCCAACAGTATTTTCCTCTAACCTCAATGTGCCGTTTTTAGTTCGGGCAAGCAAAGCACTCGGATCATGGTTAAACAAAAATTTAACATCGGGTTCGCTTTCCAAAACTTTCCGAAACGCCCCCGGCCTCAATACTTCTACAAAGCCACCTAAATTTTCAGAACGCTTATTGAAAACCGCCGCATATCCTGAAAGTTTATGCAGGCCATCTTCTTCGCTTTGCCGGAGTTCAATTTCTTCAACTGGTATATAACGCCGTTCTAATTTCTGCATTTTATCACTCCTACCATAATATTCCTCATACTTTTCAAACCATTTTTCTATAACCTCTTTCATCTCTGTAGCAGCACCATGTCTATCTTTGTTTTCATCAACCCTCTTTAAGCATATATCCTTCGGGGTATCCATTAAGATATATTCAACTTCCAATCCTGCAAACTGATCACGGAATTTATCATCTACCCAGGTTACAATTATCCAGGCATCATCAAGTTTCGTTTCGCTTTTAAGCCGTTTAATAATTTGTTCTCTTATATCTAACAGATATCCAATCAAATTATTGTTTTTTTCGTGTGGCCCTAAACCAGAAATTTCACGCATCAGCATATCGAAGTCAAATGTTACACTATTATTGCTCCTGTTTTCTCTGGTATAAGTTGTTTTGCCGCTTGCAGGCGGCCCCCAAACTACATTTATATTCATTCAAAAACCCCCTAACCGGGAACTATTTGACAAACACACCCTTGATGGAGCGGCGGATGTTTGATATTCCTGTTCAATGTAAACCTGCCGTTGTCCCTGTCTAAACTATCACCCGCCCCGAAAAAGGGTTGTTCTCTACCAACCACTCTACCGTCCATTTCCTCACACATCGGGCAGGTATCGGAACCTATCGCCGCCCATTTGAAACTCACTACTCCTGCCGCTATAAATACTGCCCGCGTTACAGCATTACTACACTGGACAGTTTCATTCATCGCCACCTTGCCCGCTCTTTTTTCTTCCCACTCGTCTAACCTTTCCTCAACTTCCCCTGCCGGGTCTGCCGGGTCAATATCACGCCTCGCGGGTGCATCTCTTATTAACGCCTTAATCTGCCTTTCAGACGATATAATATATCTGGTGGCAAAAGTGTCTGTATAATCATCCATAAATTGTTTTAGTTCATCCGTCATACCGGGCTCCGCGCCAACCTCGCTTGACGCTTCTGCCTGTATCAATTCAGCAAACGTAGTAAATACCGGGGCCATTGTTCTTTTAATTCTCTCCGGCATTTTTTTATAATAATCATCCATCCAAGTTAAAAAATCCACGCTGTCGCCATCTTTTAATCTCTTTCTAACAGACCTGCGGATGTCTGCCGCTTCACCTTTGACTAACCGTGCGGCAGCATCATAAATAACAGGCTCAAATCTTTTAGCTAATATACTTCTATTAATCGCCGCAGTATTGGCCCGCTTTTCTGGTAAACTTCTTTCTTCCTCTTTTACTTCCGGTATTTCTTTTGCCTGGTCAAGCGGTATCATGTTCATCGGCACAAATCTCTGATCGCCTTCCGGCCCAATCGGGTTTCGGTTCTCATTTGCCAATATCTCATTAACAGAATACGCGCCTATCTGGAAGCCTTTATTGTAAGCCTCGAACCTGCTTTGAGTATCGCCCCGTAATAGACCATCAATTAAAAATTCGGCAAAATAAGTATCTTTGTCATTTTCTAAGAACAGTTTTTGCTTTATAGCCTGTTCCCACCTAACCAGCCAGGGCCTTATTGTATGAACAACAAAATCAATAGACTGGTGCTCAATATTACTAAAAGTCGCATGTGTTAAATCAGATAGCATGTGCAAGGGCACTCTGTAAATCCTTGATATTTCTTCGATCTGAAATTTTCTTGTCTGTAAAAATTGCGCATCACCGGGCGGTATGCCTATTTGTGTATATTTCATACCTTCTTCTAAAATAGCAATCCGGTGCTGGTTGTTTAATCCCTGGTGCATCTCATTCCACGATTTACGCAGGGATTCGCGACCTTCTTCCCGTAATTTCTGCGGGTGCTCTAAAACCCCGCCCGGCCTGGCCCCGTTCTTGAAAAATCTGCCCCCGAAATCCTCTGTAGCCATCGCCAAGCCAACCGCTTCACGCGCCATCCTGATCGGCGAATAACCGACAATGCCATCAAAACCTAATCCGGCAATATGTAATACTTTTTCCGAAGAAAATATTTTATCTGTTCCATCCGGCAGCCTGTAAACGTAAATCAGCCGCCCTTTTTCATACTTAATTTCTACCATCTTATCCGGTCGCAGGGGCCAAAGTTGTTCTACCTGCCCCCTGCCATTTATAACCTTTTCAGCATAAGCATTACCCCAGGTTGCAAGATGCCCCATCAATGTTTCCTTAAAATTAAAAGCTGTCATGTAAGGGTTAGGGGCATCATGTAAAATTTTATAAAGCGGGTGTTCAGGAGCACGGGTTTTGCCACCACCATCAACGCGCCGGTAAATTGGTAGGGGTAGCGATGCAATAGTTTCCGATAATATCCTTACACATGCTAAAACCGCCGTAGAGTTCAGGGCGGTCTTTTCAGTAACATTTACTCCTGCTTTTCCCGTGCCACCTTCGATTAAATAGTCCATGTATTCGTCAAATTTTCCCAAAGAAGAACGCCGCTCCATCCAGCGCGTCAATATAGGTATATTCATTTATTAAACCACCCCTTAAATAGATACCAACCCGCGCTCGTTATAAACCGATTCACCCTGGTATCTTATTGCCCTGTCAACACCCATTATCAGGGCGACAATTCCGTCAATACGTTTACCGCTTGTTCTTCTATCCGGTTTCACCGGCTTAATGTTACCGGCAGGATCTTGTTTTACTGTTACACAATCAGCCATCCACCTTAAAACAGGGTGTCCGCTGTGTCTGATCTTCTTTTCCAAAACCAGTTTCATTAGTTCTTGAGTGGGTGCGTTCATACTCGCATAACCCTGACCCATCGGA